TCTACTACACCAAGTCGTTCTACGGTTGTGGCCATTATGGCTGTTTCCTTTTATGTTAAGTCAAGTGCTCGCTCCGAGCCATGTGCCTAAGTGTTCCGAAATGCCTAATGGTTTTGCCTGTTAAATTGTATTTATCCCGCTTGTGTGATTTCGTATATCCAAATATTTGCACGATCACCTTTACTAATAAATGCTGCTGGATCTATATCAACTGAATTATTTAGTTGATTGGTTATAGGAACCCCATTGATATCGTCAATTAACAGGCCAACTGGGTCTTGACCTTTGAGAAAAACACTATCACGTTCTGTATCAAAGTTCCAAGTCCAATAAGTAGCCTTACCTTCTAGGTCTCTTGGCAACTGTCCGGACTGTTGACTGGGGTCGGACAGAAAGGAAAAATTAGAACGCAGGCCAATTGCCTGTTGAAGAGCGTTGAAGTTGGCCTGTTGTCCTAATTTCAATTGATCAGTTTCATATCTACTAGCGTGAGTTCTAGTGATGTCTACGAGAGTAATAACTTGATAGCGTGCCATAATGTGCTACTATTTACGCCTACGATTGACCAGCCAACAAAAAAGCACCCGAAGGTGCTTTAGTGCTTCCCATCCCTGAGAATTAACTAATTAGGTCTGTAGACCAACAAAAGTTGTTGGGTTAGTTACAGTCAATGTACCACCGCCTGTAAATGTCCAAACACCAGAAGATGTACGTGAACCTGCTGCAATGATACGGCCTAAACGGATTGCAACTGTGTCAACGTCAAGAGCGTGACCGTCACCGATAAATGCTAGCTCAAGACCGTTGGCCTTGCCTTGCATCAATGCACCGGTAGTGCCGATTTCATCTGTCAATAGTGACATAGTTGCTGCGTTACGTGCTGTTGCATCGCCGCTGTTATTCAAAACACACTTAAACAGTTTTAGTTGTAGTGTAGATTGTAGTGTGCCCAATGCTACTGCTGTGGGGTTTACTCTTGTTGTTTCTGCCATGATGTTTTCTCCTTATCAATGATCCCGCTCCGGGACCGGCAATATATAAGAATCACCTTGATTCTTATACAGTATTTATATTGGATTGAAAAAATCACGCCGATACGGCTGATTTTAGTCGGCTCTAAAAGGAGTCCAGCGGTCTCTAGGTACCAACTTTGAACCACCAGCAACATAGCCTTCCCCGCCGGGCTTGCCACCTGTTGTGGCTGTAATGTCACCTCCGGCAGCGTCTAACTCACGTATTACTTCATCTTTGGCTGCCATGATTTCACGCACCAGTTCAAACAACTTGTCCATAACTCCTGGATGTTGTTCGCTGTGTGCTGTGATCTTGGCAGCTTTAGCAGGAGTTTTTTGCACAAAAGACATGAACGCTTCTGTGTTGATGTTGTCCAATTGCTTGGCCTTTGATTGAGTGTTCACAAAGGTATAGATCTCACTCTGCAGATAGCCCATGCCTGCTACAGGAGCCAACAGGTTGTTTATTGCCCGCTGATTTTTGGCCAATGCTTCTATCTTGCTGAGATTATCTGCTCCCACAGCAGGTCTGTAACTCACACTGGTGAGTCCAAACACCTTGAGTTCAGGGTTACCACTGAACTGCTCAACGTCATTGAAGTCTTCACCACTCTTGTCTCCAAAGTAACTGAACAGTTTGTGTGCTGCCACTGCCACTTTGGCCTTGGCCAACTGACGGCCAACTTCACTGCTGCCTGTCACGGAATAAGTGGTTTGATTAGGAGTGAATGATATTTTACCATCGCCACCTTTATAGGGTTTACCTGGATGGAATAGAATATCTCCATAAACATAGCCACGGAATTCTGCAGGTGTTGCCTTTTCAAATATGGGCCACAGTGCGGCCATATCACTGGCAAATTTAGGACGCCAGTCTTCACCTTTGCCACGACTCATGATAAACTGTTTTAATTCTTCTGGGTTAGAGCTTTTGCCTTCTTCACGTCCCCAGTTGTTCTTGCCTACCATGCGGAAGGTGCCATCTTCTTCACGTCCCCAATAGACTGTGGGGTTGCCGTCCCACTTAATGGTAATACTGGTTTCTGGACTGGCTAAATCTTTTAGGATCTGTATGGCTTTGACAGCACCATTGGCCTCTGTGAACACTAGATCTTCTAGGTGATTAAACTCACGGCCCACTTTCTTGGGTGCAGGAGCCGCTTCGTCTTCAATTAGGAATTCAAATGCTCTCATTTTGTAATGTTTATCATTCTGCGCATCCAACCTATTGTTCCAGGTTGATAGCTTTCAAAGGCTTCGTTCTTCGGCAATTCGATTCCTTGTTTGCCTAGTGTTTCTCTAGCACCTGCAACTAGCTCTTCGTAGTTGGGCAGTTTCTTGATATAATTGAGAATGGTGTCCACAGAACGAATGTCTTTGACCGTGGCTGATTGTCCCAATAGCTGCTTGCTGATCACATTCCAATCGTTGCCGTCAGGTAACAGTTCGTCTGTGGTAGCGTTTAGTAAACCATGTTTGGGACTGTACTTCATGCCTCTAGCACGGGCAATTGAACTCAATACAATGTGGCGGTGCTCTCCACGGTACTCACCCTGTCCACCGATCATGCTACCTTGTTGAAACTTGGGATTTGCGGAAAACATAAAGTCAGCTTGCACAAACCCATTGGCAGCATCACCGTTGATAGGAGTTTTCCAATGCACATTATCTCCGCTGAGCTTGACATTTTCTTTGCCAAACTGTGCTATCAATTTGTCGGCAAAGGCTCTTTTGTCTACTTCATTGGCATCCACTGAAAGATCTAGATCCCCGGAACTGTTGCGCTCAAAGGTGCCATCTGGATCTTCTTTGCGGCCTGTGGTGCCCAACCATTTCACCGGTTTTTTGTCATCTGCGTGTTTTTCTTTGGTAAAGTCCAGGCCTGTGATCTTTTCGATATACAGGACCGTCGACTCAACGTCGCCTGTGGCGATGCGTTGCGTTAGTGATTTTTTATCGGCGTCCTTGAATACATTACCGCCTTCAAATAGCTTATTCATTGTTGTTAGATTCTTCTAGTTTTCTTTTGGCCTTACGCGATTCTGCCAATCTTCGTACACCGCGGGTAAATTTACTGGGATCTTGTCCTTTGATAGCATTGATCAATCGACGCTCTAATTCGTCAGCACTTTCAGCGTCATAATGCTTGTGTATGCTTTCCAACAGATTAATAGCGGAATTAATGATGTTGGTGGCACGGCTTTCGATCAACGAATCCGTATTGCGTACTTCGGCAATTTCATTGAGTTCCTGCAGAATTGATCTGGTACGAAGTTTCATAAATTGTTTCCTATCATGTATTTAACTCATTTTAAACAATTATAACATTGTACTGAAAAATGCGCGATTGCACAAGAGCTGGATAAATAACTCAGTAGAAACCATGAGTACTACAACACAGAGAGAACAATATGAAATACTTATCAAGCAGGATGCTGGCTATATTGGAACGATTAGCAGAAATGTTCCCAGGATCCAATTACCAAAGCCGCTTAGACGCTTATCTAAGCACCAAAGGCATTACCGATGCCGCACAGTTGGAAAACTACATCCGACAATTCAATTCTCAAAAGGAAAGCTATCTATGAAATCATTTTTAAACGCATTATACGAAATCGGCCTAAGTATTGGACAGGCTCGCGCCGCTGCGGCAATGGCTCGTGCAGGCATGCACAAAGAAGCTAGAGACATAATGTTAGCCAAATAAATTCCGATAAATATTGGCATGAACTTGGTGTACATACACGGTGCTAATGCCACCAGCGAAAGCTTCAATTATATCAGAAGTAAATTAGGTCAAGGTATCGATATCAATTACGACAGTCGTAACGGGTTCGAAAACAACCTAAAAGACATGCAGGCAACACTAAAAGATTATAAAGATCTAGTATTTGTTGCACACAGTCTAGGTGGTATCTACAGCCTACACTTAGCCAACTGTATTCCGGAATCTGTTAACGGTGCTATTACACTTAGTACTCCGTATGGGGGCGCCGAAGTAGCGGACTATGCTCAATACTTTTTGCCTTTTAGCAGACTAATGCGAGACATTGGTCCTAGTTCGTGGGTTATGAAGCAAGCTAGCCGTATTAAAATACAGCACCCGTGGACTAACATTGTGACTGTAAAAGGACAAAGTCCTTTTATGCACGAGCCCAATGACGGGGTTGTGACCATTGCTAGCCAGAAACATCATAAGGATATGGAACTAGTGGAAGTCCAATACAACCACTACGAAGTAGTGCTTAGTGATGAAGTGGTAACCCTTATCAAGGAACGAGTAAAAAAGTTCAGAAAATAAGTTGCTTTTTTGTCTCTAGGCATATATAATAAACTAACAGCGAAAAAGAAGTAGTTGTTAGCAACAGACATTAACACACAGGAGATTATTATGTCAGAAATTTTTACAGCACCAAAGCTACCAGAAGTTAAATTCAATAAAAACGGTTATGAAATCCGTACAGATATCTTGGGCATGGCTAAAAGCCTAGTGCAAGACGACTTTCAATCTAAGTTTGCAGGTTGGGAAATGACAGCTACTCGTGATGAGAAGACTGGTCAAATTGTTAGCACAGTTCAAATGCCAGAGTTTCCAGGTTTAGATAAAGTATTAGAGACCGCCGAAAAAATGTACGCATTTGTTAATGCAGGCGTAAAGAAATAATATTACGCTCATAGAGCAAAAATATATAGTGGTAAAAAGAAAAGCACCTTCGGGTGCTTTTTCTTTATGCTCTAACTGTTGCTAATTTAAAGAACCGCAGTATACAGATATACATCCAGCCAATATCGAACTCCCACCAACGTTGACTAAACTTAGCATTGGCTCCGTCTGCATGATGCCCGTTGTGTAGCTCCTCGCCGCCTATCCAGAAAGCCCAGGGTATTAAATTCTTCGAAGTGTCGTTGGTTTCAACATTTCGATATCCCCACCAATGGCTGAGTCCGTTGATAACTCCAGCTGCCCATATTGGAATCCAAATCATTTGAATACCCCACACCACTAAACCTATAGGGCCAAAAAGAACAAGGTCTATGACCAACATTAAAAGAATCCCTAAGCGGCTGTGCGGGGTATAAAGTTTACGCTCGATCCAGTCATTAGGTGTGCCTGTGCTCAACTGATCGATCATTGCGGTATCTTTGCTAGCCTTGTGATATAAGAATGCTCCGCCAAATAGCACACGCCAAATTCCGTATATTTGGGGACTATGCGGATCGCCCTCTTGATCACTCTTCTGGTGATGTTTGCGATGGATGGCTACCCATTGTTTGGTCACCATACCGGTTGATAACCATAGCCAAAAGCGCATTAGATGTGCCAGGATTGGGTGAAATTGTACTGCTCTGTGTGCTTGACTTCTATGTAGGTATAGAGTGACACAGGCTATGGTAATTTGAACCATTACCAAGGTTGCGATTATTATATTCATATTTTACTTAGCCCGTTGACACAAGGGTTAAAGTATGTTATAATACAGTATGAAAAACAAACTTATACTCACCGATGCCGATGGCGTCTTGTTAGATTGGGAATGGGCGTTCTCAGTTTGGATGCAAGAACGTGGATACACACTAACAGCGGATAACAAGAAAAGCTATTATCTACATCACCACTATAACGAACTAGAAGAAAAAGATGCCAAAAAGGTTGTAAAGACTTTTAACGAATCTGCAGCAATTGGATTCCTTCCTGCACTTAGAGATGCTGCTCACTATGTTAAACGACTACATGAAGAACACGGCTACGAATTCCGTGTTATCACAAGCCTAAGTCTGGACAAGAACGCACAGAAACTGCGTGAAATGAATCTACGTAAGTTGTTTGGCAATGCTATCGAAACAGTTATTTGCCTAGATACAGGCGCAGACAAAGATTCTGCATTGGCTCCATACAAAGACAGCGGCCTGTGGTGGATTGAAGATAAACCTGCCAATGCTGATGTCGGACATGCTTTAGGTTTGAAATCTGTTCTTATTGAACACGGGCATAATATGCATCACAAGTGTTCTTACCCTGTAGTCAAGAATTGGAGTGAACTCTACGAACTTGTTTTAACTCCAGTATCTACTGCTGTCTAAACTGTCCCAGTAGGCTTTATTATTGCGATTGACAAAGTTCTTAACTAGGTACTTGGCCATGCCCATATAGCCCATCTTCTTAAACCTACGGCTATCTTGTCCAAAGTGATGGCGAATGATTCTAAACTTTTTAGGGCTATACTTGCGTGATAAGAAGAAGTCTTCGCTTGTGGAAAACTGTTCAGGAAATCCCCCAAACTCTTCAAAACGATCTCTGCGGGTCAGCATGAATGCTCCCACAGCAAAGGGTGAGAAGAATTTTAATGCATGATTGATTAGATTAAATGTAGTAAATCCGACTTTAGCTCTTAGATCCTTGTCGTAGCATTTGATGTTTAGGCCAATGAGATCTAGGTTCTTACTCTCAATCAAATTGACAGCATCTTGAATCACAGTGTCTTTAAAGAAGCGCACATCAGCATCAATGAATAATATGTAGGGCGTATTAACCAATCGAGCTCCGTTGTTCTTAGCAAAGCTAACAGGCCCGCCATCGATAACCTCAACATTCAACTCACCTTTCATTATTTCGATAACTTCTCGTGTTTTGTCTGTGGAACAATCTGCAATGATAATTCTGGTGTTGCCTATTGATTGTTGGCGTAGATGCATTAGCAAATGCGCAATGTAGTTTTCCTCATTCTTACAGGGTACCACTATGGTAATTTTATCACTTATTGTTTTTGGCATTTGCCTTCTACCTTAAAATTATTAAACTTTAGCTGCCACTTCATCGACGCTAGGGTCATCTCGCAACTGGCTTGATCTTTGAATGCTAGTTCTATTCTTCCCGGAACGTCTTGAGGATTGTTCACGTGAACCGCTATTAGTATCAGTATCCACATCGTCTCGCTCCTTAGTCCAAGTTATGATTTCCCACTTACCATCGTGGTGCTCTACAAGTGCTGTACACGATTCAACCCAGTCGCCGTCATTCATATACGTAATGCCATCTATCTCTTTGATCTCTGCGTGATGTATGTGTCCGCATATGACACCGTCAAAGCCGCGTTTCTTACAGTAGGCCATTAGATTCCGTTCAAACTGAAATATAAAGTCTACTGCTTTCTTAACACGGGCTTTAAGATACTTGCTCAAACTCCAATAGCCAAAACCCATACGATGTCGTAGCCAATTGAACTTGCTGTTGGCAGATAGAATAAAGTCATAGGCCTTATCACCTAAGAATGCCAACCACGGTGCCAGTCGGGTAATGCCGTCAAACAGGTCGCCGTGGGTGACTAGATAGTGTTTGCCGTCTACCCCAACATGTTCAAATTGATTAACCACTTCCACATTGCCAAAGTTAATACCGTAGGGCATTAATGGTCTTAAGAATTCATCGTGATTGCCTGCTACGTAGATTACTCGTGTGCCACGTTTGGCATGTCCAAGTATACGTCTTACAACATTGGTGTGTGATTGCTTCCAACGCCATTTGTTTTGTTGTATGCGCCATACATCTAGTATGTCCCCTACCATATAGAGTGTTTCGCAGGTGTTGTGTTTGAGAAAGTTGTTTAACTTATCAGCTTGACTATCTCTAGTACCTAAATGCACATCGGATATAAAAATAGAGCGATAAGTTTTTAGCATAGCTAATATTTATCGCCCTAGGCTGTGTGTAATGTTACAGTTGTGTTAAATCTGTACCAAAGTCCATTTGCGTGTAAATGACTTACCTTCGGCCTTGTGTTTCCGTATCTTAGCGAACTCTTTTTTACGTAGTTCGGAAACTGTTTCAGTATCATGGTCGACGCAAGCCTTGTACAGCTTCATTAATAATTTACGCTGTTTCATGGTTGTGTCCTCCTGTACTGTATTTATTCTAGGGTCGTAAAAAAATGCTCACTTAGAACGCCATTCCGGGGCACGACTCCCATAACGTTCTGCCCAGCAGCCGGGCACATCTAAGTAACGCAAGCGTTCCTAAGGTAGATGTTCTGTTCTAAATTAATTACACCAGCTTTGTTTGGCTTCACCGTAGTATTCACGGGCCAAGCCATTGCTGATAAGTCCCTGTCTAATGCTTTGTCCGTTTACCAAGATGTCTCCCAATATACGGCCACCAAACTTATCCCATCCATAGATAATAACCTGGTGCTTTGGGTGGGATTGTAAGGCTTGAGTTGTAAATTTACTCGCCAATTGCGCTCGTTGGTCTTCTTGTGGACATTGAGCTCTGTGTCCTTTTTCTGGCGTGTCGACTCCGTAGATCCTAACAGCAAGTTCGGGCTTGAGTGGCTGTGGGAGAAAGGGAGCGGCGATTACAATAGTATCGCCATCACTCACTCTAATAACCTGTGCATCGTAGGTCGCTGACTTTGCGGGCATCTTGCCCTGTGCAAATGCTAGTGCAGGTACTGCCAACAGCAGTAATAGAAATTGTTTCATGTATACTCCAATAAGTGCTATTATTTAGTTCCAAGCAACCATTTTGAATCGCTCCTCTGGGATGCCAAAGTACTCACACTTCCAACGACTCTGTGCAAAGAAGTCTAGATGATGCCACTTGTCTTTCTGTGCTAGGATCTGTTGGGCAGCATCACGCCAGTCTATGGCCAGCAACACAGGTTCTACAATTTTGCGAATATATTCTGTTTCTTCGTAGACAAAGCTGTCCCATTCCCAGTGTAGTACTTCAAAGACATTGCCCGCACGGTCAGCATAGTCCATAGAAAAGTCCAAGCCCCATTTAGGACGTAGTGCTATCACCTTGTTGACCAAAGGCAGTGTACGAGCCCAGTATTCCAATTCTTCTAGTGCAGCACCTGTGTAGCCTTTGCGTTCAAACAGTAGGCTATGATTAAGATGTGAGCCTTCTGTGGTAGGCTGTTGCATAAACCAATCCTGTTTAAGGGCTCGTAGATGTTCTCTGTGCTTTTTAGGTTTAGCTCTGTTGCCGTAGGCAAAATGTTGTTCTAAGGGAGTGAGGTCGTATCCGTTCTGGTCAAATAGATCAAGATCATCTATGGTGGGTTGGTACAGCAGTTTCTCTATGGGCTGGTCCCAATAACCATTTGCATCAAACTGATTATCGGATAGCGTAATCATATTACTTTACAATAGGTCCGCCAGTGATCCAAAGTTGACAGCTACGGGTTCCAGCACATTTAAAGTGTAGTAGAGTACAGTAGCCTAGATCAGCTGCTTCGCGAGTTTTCTCTGCTTCGTATGCCTCTGCGCCCATTCCGTCGTGTATGCACTTGTACATTGCATCGGTGATGTTGAATGCCGCACAATTACCACAGGTCATTGTCTTGGCAGTCTTTTCGTTTATATCCCACTGCTTGGCTGCGTCTTTCCAATAGTTGCCAGGCTCATCAGGATTGGCAGGACCGTAGTGGTGTTTGTCTATAGCTGTTTGTCTATTCTTGACATTTACTTCTAGATCGTGTGTGGCAATAGGACAGCCTTTGTTTGCTGCTTCTACAATGTTGATATATTTTCTGTACATTTAGAATCCGTTAGTGGCTGAGTTGTAGAACAGTTTACCAGACCAGTTTGATGTTTTAGATTGTGTACTACTTGCCCAACTAACCGTCATTGTTCCAGGTCCTGTTAGGTTACCAAACATAACACGGAAAGGATAGTAGATGTTCGCTGTCATTGCTATAGTCCCGCTCACTTCTGTAACACCGTGAAGACCGCCGTTCTTTACAACGGCATTAGTATGAGTATATCCTGTAATAGCATCCGGGCCTATCCACATATAACTAGCATCGTCGGTGCTGGTGTAGAATGTATAGGTATCTGTAGTAGGTGCTAAGAAGTATCCTGTCAGCATAAT